ACCGGCCTGGTGCCGGACGTGGACGCTGCCACCCAGAGCCGGTTCGACGACGGCCACCGTGCCGAGGCGGCCATGCGCCCGGTGGCAGAAGCCATGATCGGTGAAGAACTGTTCCCCGCCACGATCACCACCGAGGTTGACGGCATCAAGCTGCTGGCCAGCATGGACGGCCTGACCATGACGGGCGACATCGGCTGGGAAAACAAACTGCGCAACGCCTCGACGATCGCGCACATTGAACAGCACGGCGAGCCACCCATCCACCACGTATGGCAACTGGAACAGCAGATGCTGGTGTCCGGCGCCGACCGCATTCTGTTCACCTGCGGAGACGAAAGCGAGCCCCCGGCCCACTGCTGGTACACCAGCAAGCCCGAGCGCCGCAAGGCGCTCATCGAAGGCTGGAGGCAGTTCCAGCGCGACCTGAACGACCCGGACATGACCAACTTCCGGCCCGAGCCGGAGCCCGTGCAGGCCAAGCCGGTCGAAGGCTTCGGCACGCTGGTGCTGCGCGTGGAGGGCCGCGTGGTGGCCTCCAACCTCGACGCCTTCCGCGCCGGGGCGGATGCGTTCCTGGCGCGGCTGCCCAAGCCGTCCGACCTCAAGGACGACCAGGACTTCGCCGACGCCGAGGCTGCGGCCAAGGCGTGCAGCGACGCCGAGGCCCGCATCAAGGCCGCCAAGGAGCAGGCCATCGCGCAGATGGCCGACGTGGAGGCGGTGCTGCGCACGGCAGACACTGTGTCCGAGTCGATTCGGCAGGCGCGGCTGGCGCTGGAGAAAGCGGTCAAGACGCGCAAGGAGCAGATCCGCGCAGACCTGGTACAGCAAGCCGTGCAGCGCGTGCGCGCGCACTACCAGGACATCGCCGCCGACCTGGGCGACTACGCGCCCGGCATCCCGGCCAGCCTGACCGCCGACCTTGGTGCGGTCATCAAGGGCAAGAAGTCCCTGCAATCCATGGCCGACGCGCTGGATGCGGAGGTAGCACGGTACAAGATCGATGCGGATGAGCTGGCTCGGTTCGTGCGCGCCAACATGGCCGTCGTCAGCCAGGCCATCGAGGAACACGGCAACCTGTGGCCGGATGCGCCGCGCCTGTGCCGCGAGCTGAGCGAGGAGGCGCTGCGCGGCATCATCGCGCAGCGCGTGGCCGAGCACGCCGAGCGCCAGCGCAAGATCGCCGAGGCGCAGCGGCTGCGCGAGCAGGAGATCAAGGGGGGTGGCGCTGGATGCGCCTTCGCTGCGGGCGGTAGTACTGCCGTGCCGCAGGGGTACCCGATGGCAGCCGCAGCGACGTCGGCGGCGAACGCGGGCAACGGGCCGCTAACCCGTGGGGCCGGTTCGATTCCGGCCACCTCCCACCTCACCATCGGCCAGATCAACGCCGCGATCCACCCGCTGCGCATCGACGAGGCGGGCCTTGCGGAGCTGGGCATCGACACACCCCTGACGGCAGAGGCCATCCCCCACGTCATCCGCCGCTTGGCCGACCACCTCCTCTGCTGCGCCGCTCAGGGCTGAAGAGGCGCGGCAGGCTTCTATTCACAGCCATTGAGGAAAACGGCGTAACGATTCCCCTCAACCGCTCATCAAGGAGTACCACATGAGCACCACAGCAAACCGGCCGGCATCCGCGGCCACCGATGTCCCCGAGTTCATCACCGACCTCGATGGCGGCATGTTTGAACGCATCTTGTCCCAGGCGCTAAGCGAGACGGCCGCGGCCGCCGTCGATCACGGCAAGGTGGGCGAGGTGAACATCAAGTTCAAGATCGAGCGCATCCAGGGCACGACCCAGGTGCGACTTCAACATGACGTGAAGTTCAAAAAGCCCACCAGCATGGGCAGCGCCAGCGAGGAAACCAGCGGCGCCACCGTCCTGCATGTGGGCAAGTACGGCTGCCTGTCTCTGGCTCAGCCGTCCCTCTTGGAGGACAGCCGCCAAACCCGGATCGCGGACTGATCCAGCATCAAGCCCAAAGCACAAGGATTTACCCATGTTCGACAAAGAAGCCATCGAAGCCCTGCAATACGGCGGCGGCATCCTAGAAGCCAGCAGCGCCGTAATCGAGGCCTACACCAGCCATAAGCTGGTCAGCCTGCCCAACCATTTCACCCTGCACGACCTCGAAAAGTTCATGCCCAACCGGCGTCGGGCGCGCGGCATGATGGAAACCAGCAGCATCCAAGACTTCGCCCTCTACGTGACTCGAAACGCAGAGGCCGGCGCCACGGTGTTCGTCTCCGGCAAGTCCATGGTGGCCAATGCCGTGCTGAACCTGGGCACGCCAGACGCCCCCGGCCACGCCGACAACCGGGCGCAGATCAAGCCCGACACCACTGCTGCCTATGCTGCCCTGCGAGCAGTCGCACAAGGCCAGGCGCTCGACCAGACGCGGGTGGCCGAGTTCTTGGAGGACTGGGCACCACACATCAGCTGCTTCAAGGACGAGGGCGAGGTGACGCTCAAGCACGCCATCGCCGCCGTGCGCAACATCACCATCGAGGGCCTGCGCAAGGTGGAGGCGAGCGAGCAGCAGCTGAGCGCCAGCAAATCCACTTTTGAGGCCGTGACCGCCAGCAGCAAAGATCCGCTGCCGACGACGATCTATTTCCGCTGTGAGCCCTACCAGGGATTTGAAAACCGGCTGTTCGTGATGCGCCTGGGCATCCGCACCAGTGACAAGCCCGCCATCACCCTGCGCATCGTCAACGTCGAGCTGCACGAAGAGCAGATGGCCCAGGAGCTGGCCGACAAGGTGCGCGCCGCAGTCGGTGACGCCTGCCCGGTCCTGATTGGCGACTACACGGGCCGCCCGTAACACCCAAAGCGGGACCGGCCAAACCTTTGCCCGCGCCCACCGCCGCGTGGGGCACAGCCCAGGATGTCGAACCGATCGCGCCCGCGAATGAGACACGCATCGGAGTAGATCAAAGCCCGGCAGGCCGCAAGTCATTGAGGGCCAATCCTGGGAAGGCGGCGTTTCAACCAGCAACGAGCAGCACCATGAGCAACGACGACATCGAGAAAGAGATTCAAGCAGCCGGCGCCAACGTGGCCCCGCGCATCACGCCTGCGGACATCGAGGCGAATATCGCAAGCGAGCACTACTTCACAGCACGAGACGGCCGGCGAGGGGCGATCGCAGATGGCACGTATGTCGGTCGAGAGCGGCCGCGGCACAAAGACGCGGACCTGGTGGCCCTGGACCTGCTGACCTTCTGCGTCCTGGTACTGCGCAACGGCTTCACCGTCGTCGGCCACAGCGCATGCGCCAGCCCGGAGAACTTCAACGACGAGATCGGCCGCAAGATTGCCCGCGAGAAAGCGGTCGAACAGATATGGCCGCTGATGGGTTACGAACTGCGCAGCAAGTTGTCGGAGGGCAAAGCGTGAGCATCGCATCCATCAACGCCTGGCACCAGGCCGCGCGCCCGGCGCCGACCGAGGCTGATCTTCGCGTCCAGATCGGCGTGCACGTCGAGGAAGTCGCGGAGTTCCTGGACAGCCTCATCGGCCTGAACCCTGACGGCGCAACCGCATTGACCGGGGCGCGCGCCCTGATGCACCAGCTGGCCGACCGGATCAAGTCCGGCGAGTATGAAGTGACGATCGGCAACCGCAAGGAAGCGCTCGACGCCATCTGCGACCAGATCGTGACCGCGGTAGGGGTGGCGCACTGCGCGGGCATGCGCATCGAAGATGCGCTAGTTGAGGTGGACAGGTCGAACTGGTCGAAATTCGTGGACGGCAAGCCGGTCCGGGACGCCCGCGGCAAGGTCGCCAAAGGCCAATACTACTCCAAACCCAACCTAAAAGGGCTCTTCTGATGCTGAACAAGGCGACCATCATCGGCCGGGTCGGGCGCGACCCGGAAGTGCGCTACATGCCCAGCGGGGATGCCGTCGCGGTGTTTTCCGTGGCGACCAGCGAGCGCCGCAAGAACAAGGAGACCGGCGAAGTCACCGAGGACACGACCTGGCACCGCGTGAGCTGCTGGGGAAAGCTTGGCGAGATCGCCGGCGAGTACCTGAAAAAGGGCGCGCTCGTCTACATTGAGGGCAAGATGGTCCACCGCAAATACACCGGCCAGGACGGCATCGAGCGCACCTCGGTCGAGATCCGGGCCAGCGAGATGAAGATGCTCTCCGGGCGCGATGCCAACGGCTCGTCGGATGGCGAAGCCTCCGCGCCGCCCGATCGTCAGCCCAGCGCACCGTCGCAGCGAGCCTCGTCAGCCCCGCCGGCCAACACCGGCAGCGGCTTTGACGACATGGACAACGACATCCCGTTTTGATCGTGAGCACCAAACCCAAAACCACCTTCGCGGGCAAGAGCCCGTTCCGCGACCCCGATCTGCCGGACTTCGTGCTGGCCATCACCAAGGAGCCGATGCCCAGGCGCACGGTCAGCAGCAAGTACGACGCGCTGTTTGAAAAGCTCTCCATCGGCTCCTGCATACAGGTGGCCGATGGGCTGAAGGCCCAGGCCGTGGCCTGCGCGATCCAGAAGATCGCAGACCGCAAGGGCAAGCGCTGGGCCGTGCGCTACAAGCAAAAGACCGAGGATGGCATCGCGCGCGTGTGGGTGCTGGATGCGTCCAGCGTCAAGAAACGCGGCAGGAGCGCGGCATGAAGCCGCGCGCGGTGGGGGAATGACCATGCAAGTCATCGACGACGCCTACTACGAGGCTCTGCTGCGCGACGGCTGGCGCCGGTGCGCGATGGGCCAGCTCATCACGCAGCACTGCGCCGAGGCCGAGCGGCAGCGGCGTCAGTCCGACGCGCTCTTTTCTGCCGGCGCCCGCCTGGCGCTGGAGCTGGAATGCCTGCTGCTGGAGACGCGCGACACCGCCGCCGTCTCCAAGTGGTGGGACAGCGCCCACAAGGCGCTGGAGCAGTGGCGGCAAGCAGTGCGGGCCATGGAGGCGGCCGACGCCGCGCGGGAGGACACTACCAATGAACGTGCAGTTGGTCGATGAGCTGCGAGAGGTTGCGGACTGGTTCCGCTTGCTCGACACCTTGCGTCGAGCCTACGAGGCGGGCTTTTCGTGCGGCCGCAGAGCCTACAAGGCGGTGTGCGCGGCATCGCTTGAGGAAAAGGGGCAGCAGCGATGAGAGCCAAGCGAGTCAGCATCAGCACCTCAATCGAGCGTGAAACGCTACCGCAGTTCTACCAGCGTGTGCGTAATGGTGGCGCACGTAAGCCGCTACGCAGCTTGCGGGAACTGGCGGAGGAATTCGGCGTTCCGCACAAGACCTTGCAGGCAAAGCTGGCCAGATGCAAGGGCGCACCGAAGCCCATCTACAGCACCGGCGACCATAAAACGGCGTCGCAGCGCAACACGTGGTACGACCCGCAAGAGGTGCGCGCATGGTGGGCCGCCATGACCAAGGGGCAGAAGGAATGACCGCCTACTACAACGAACATGATCCATATGCGGCCCTGTGGCTGCGCAACCTGATTTCCAACAACCTGATCCCGCACGGGGAAGTAGATGAACGCAGTATCGTCGATGTGCAGCCCGGCGACCTCGCCGGATTCACGCAATGCCATTTCTTCGCCGGCATCGGCGGATGGGCACTCGCCGCCCGCCTTGCCGGATGGCCCGACGACCGCGAACTGTGGACCGGCAGCCCGCCCTGCCAGCCTTTCTCCGTCGCGGGAAAAGGCAAAGCCCAAGCTGACGACCGGCACCTGTGGCCCCACCTATTTCGCCTCGCCAGTGCCCGACGGCCCGCTGTCATCATGGGAGAGCAGGTTGCGGCAGCGGTTGGCAAGGACTGGCTCGACGGAGTGTTTGCTGACATGGAAGGCGTCGGTTACGCCTGCGGGGCGGTCGTTGTCCCGGCTTGTGCCGCCGACGCGCCCCACCGAAGGGATCGACTCTGGTTTGTGGCCCACGCCTACGACACGGGATCACAAGGATTCGCCGGGCATGTCCTTCGCTCCGCGCAAGGACGGGGCGAGTCGGCTGGACCTGCTGCCGCGCCAGGTCTACTGGATCGCGCAGAACACGCCGCGCGCGCTGTGGGTGTCGCCGACCGCGACGGATGGCCGACGCGGCATCGGAACAGTGAGGCCGCACGACACGGGTCACCCACTGCCGCAACAGGTGGCGATGGCGCTGCGGCCGACGGCGAGGGCATCGGCCAACGAGAACCGCACGACGAAGATTCCACCATCACAACTGGACGGTCGCCACGGCCTCTATCTGTCGAGCGCGGCCATTGGGGCAACCACGGCTGGATCATCGGCCACGACGGAAAAGCCCGGCGCGTTGAACCCTCAATTCGCCTGCTGGCTCATGGGGTTCCCGCCAGAGTGGGACGCCTGCGCGCCTACGGTAATGCCATCGTCCCCCCGCTCGCGGCGGAAGTGATCCGCGCATATCTGGACTGCATGCCCGCGCCGCCTACCGCTGCGCCACTCAAGCAACAAGGAGAACTGTCATGACCGACCGATACGAGAACATTCGCCGGGCGCTGGCGAAGGGGCCGACGCCTGGGCCGTGGGAACCGGTTACGGATCGGCAGTACAGCGATTTGCCGTACCTGGTTCTTGGCGCAGGGGCGAGTGATGAAAAAAGCACGGAGTGGATGCCGCTGTACGTGCATGTCGGCGGGCGTTCCGGCTGGGTGGAGCAGAAAGCCAACACGCTGCTGATTGCCGCATGCGACCCCGACACCATCCGTGAGCTGCTCGCCGAACGCGATGCGTTGGCTGCGAAGGTCGAGCGCGACGAAGCCCTGCTGGGGCAGGCGCTGGGGGCGCTGAACTGGACAACGGGCAGCGAAGACTTTGGTGAGGGCGGGCTGGCTAGAGAAGGTGCGCTCAAGCTGCTTTTTCCGACCATCGCCGCTCTGCGCGAGCGGCTGGAGAAAGGCATGGAGCAGAAGGCATGAAGGAGCGCCCAATCATCTTCAGCGCGCCGATGGTCCGCGCGATCATGTCCGGTGCCAAGACACAGACGAGGCGGGCGGTGAAAGTGCGCTGCCATTCCATCTGTGAGAACGATGACGGCAAGCTGTGGCCGTGGTCGGAGGACGCGGAGCTTGCCGAGGACTTTTGGCACCAGTGCCCCTTCGGCGAGCCCGGAGACAGACTTTGGGTCCGGGAGACCTGGGGCGCGCTGCCCCACATGCTCGGCGGTTTTCAGAGGGAATCCTTGCGCTACAGAGCCGATGGCGAGTATCAGAACGAACGCGACACATGGCGTTGGCGCCCAAGCATCCACATGCCCCGCTGGGCCTCTCGCATCACGCTGGAGATCACCGACGTGCGCGTCGAGCGGTTGCAGGACATCAGCGAGGCCGATGCGATCGCAGAGGGAATTGATGGCGCTTTCGTGGAGGGCGGCCGCTACTGGCGCAATTACTCGCTGAGCGACGCCGAAGCCATGTGCGCGCCGATGCTCAACTTCCCCACCGAATCCTACCGCACGCTGTGGGAATCCATCAATGGCCCCGGCTCATGGGACGCCAACCCTTGGGTGTGGGTGATCGAGTTCAAGAAACTGGAGCAGCAGGAGCAAGCATGAAAACCTGCCGCACCTGCAACCAGACAAAGCCCGCCGACGCCTACCGAGGCACCAGAAGCGCGTGCCGCGAGTGCGAGAAAGCACAACGCCGCGAATGGTACGCCGCGCAGGCAGTCAAGCCGCACCAGCGGCCCGAGATGAAGGCGTACTACCGCCAGTGGTACGCGGCCCATGCCGAGTCCGTGAAGGCCCGCGCCGTCGAGTGGACAAAGGCCAACCCGGACAAGCGCCGCGACGTGTGCCGGGAAAACATGGCCCGCCAGCGTGCCAAGCTCAGCGATGCCTACGTGCGCCGGATGCTGGCGCAGGAAATGGGGCTGCGCTGCAAAGACATCCCGCAGCCGCTGGTCGAAGCCCAACGCGAACTACTCAAGATCAAGAGGTACATCCGTGAACACAGCATCTGAACTTCGCGCCGAACTGGCGCAGGTATTCGCCCAACTGAAGGCGGGCGAAATCAAGCCAGGCGAGGCGGCAGAGCTTGCCAACTTGGCCGGGAAGATGATCGCTTCCGCCAAGGTGCAGGTGGAGTATTACGCGCTGCGTAATGAGTCTCCAGAGATTGGCTTCCTGAAAGATGACGCGCAGCGTGCGGGCGATTGAAGGCGTCGGACAGCGAGGACTTTTCGGAGACGAGTCATGAAAATCGACGAAGCAGTGAGCATTCTGCGCGCGCACAACGAATGGCGCCGTGCCCCGGCGCATCTCCCTGAAGATGCTATGCCAGCCATGGGCGACCCTCGACAGATCGGCATCGCCATCGACACGGTGTGCGATGCGCTTTCGCAGTCCGATGACTGGGCTCGCGCCCTGCGCCTGGCCGACGACGCCGCCGAAAGCGTCATCTGCACCGAAGGGCAAATCCAGCGCCAAGGCGTGTGGCGCATCGCGCGCGAAGTGCTCGACGCCGACCGCGCCTACCTGAGCGACTGCCTCCAGCATCTGGCATGGAGGCAAATGGCCGACGTGGCGGGGGATCACAACACCGGCGACGTGATCGTGACTTTCCGTGGAGAACATCCCGCCGACAGTGAAGCCACGCCTGCACTGTCGACAGAACAGTGGCGGAGCGATTGAAGTGGCCGGCCGCACCAAGCCCAAGCGCAGGCGCGCCACGCCCCGCGTGATCCGCAGCTACACGCCGTGGCACGAACTGATGGCGAGCCCGACCGAGCCGCTGCCGCAGGAGTGGCGCACGCACCACCTGACACGCATGTGGCAGGGGCTGGTGGCGCTGGAGACAGCGCCCAGCCCCACCACCGACGACTGGCGCGTCTGCAGCGATGCCGTCAACATGCTGGAGACCCTTGTCACGCGCGGCCCGTGGATGGCCTGCGACGGATCGCTGGTCGAAATCGCCGACAACGGCCTGCTGGATGACGCCATCACGGCGCTGGCGATGGCCGGACAACGACACCGTGCTGGAGGGCCGATCCGGCTGGATGGCGCTGGCATCCGCGCCGTGCGCGCCGTGCTGGAGGACTACGCCATGGTGCTGGAGACGCTGCCAGCGCGCAGCATGGTGCGCTGCCACCGGCTGACCGAGCAGCGCATCGCCGAGATTCTGGCTGGCAAGCGCCAGCCCCACGATGTGGAGGTGACGGTTTGAAGACACTCATGCTCCTGATGACCCAGTACGACGCGCGCGCCGTCATCCCTGTGGAGATCGTGTGCCGCGACTACTTCCAGCACCTGACGCCCGACAAGTTCGTGCGCAAATGCTCGTCCGGCGAGATCTGCCTGCCGCTGGTGCGCATGGAAGGTAGCCAGAAGGCCGCCAAGGGCGTGCACCTCCAGGATCTGGCGGACTACCTCGATCGGCGGCGCGAGGCGGCCCGGAAAGAAATGGAGCAACTGGCGGCATAGTGCTACATCCGTGCTACGCGCCGAAAACAGAACGGCCCAAGGCGTTGATTCCTTGGGCCGTCTCGTTTTATGTCCGTCCACTCCTTGCTTGGCCAGTGATTACTGGGCAGCCGCCGCCTCCATCTTCGCCCGCCGCACCTCCTGGTTGAGCAGCTTCATCACCTCGCCCATCTGCTCGTTGATGCGCTTGACCTCATCCTGGTAGCCCGGTTCGGCGCGGCGCACCACCTCCGCGCGGTACTGTCGCAGCTTGCGGATCTGGTTCTCCGCCGCGTTGCCCATGCCAACCAGAGCGGACAGCGGTTCCTCGGCCATGTAGCCCGCCACATCGCCGCCGTCTCGGGCGCGGCCGCGGATCTCGTTCTCGATCTGGTTGAGCTCGCGCACGTGCTCGTAGAACAGCTCCGCGTTGTTGGCCGGCCCGCGGGTGTTGCCGTATAGACGGCCCACCAGGGGGATCTTGTAGGCCGGCAACTCGTCTCCGGTCAGCGGGGCCGTGATCGAGTTCTCCAGTTTCAGGATCTCGCGGCCCAGGCCGCCGGTGATCTGCCCGATCACGTAGTCGATCTGGTCCGGCGTCACGCTCACGGCGCCCGGTTGGTAGTCCGTGCCGCCCGTGATCTTGTTCAGCGCCTCGGACACGGCCTTGCTGAAGGCGCTCGCGGTGTCCTTGGTGCGCTGGTGGCCCGGCGTTGGGTCCAGGTTGCTGTTGTCCTCGCGGTAGATCGGCTTGCCCGTCCAGTCGCGGTTCATCATCAGCGCGACGGCCGGGTCGAACGGCGTCGGCGTCACCATCTGCGCCAGGTTCTCCGATCCGCCCAGCGGGTTGAATGCATCCAGCGTGATGCGCAGCATCTCCGCAATGTGGCTGCCGACGCCCTTGGTCGGATCGTCGTGCATCATCATCTCCACCGCCTTGCGGCCCAGGTTCGGGAACACGTGATAGCCAAGCGGCATGGGGATGGCCAGGTAGTCCTCGCGCCCCAGCGGGACGATGAGGCTGCGCTCCTTCACAAAGTCGGGGATCTTCTCCCAGTTGTCCTCTTCGTCGTCGCCGCCCATCATGGCCATGCCGATCAAGGCATTCACGGCGCCCAGCATAACACCCCCCAGCATGATCTTGCGGCCCAGCGGCCCGCGCAGCGTCTCCACCATGCGGGTCGTGCCCTGGATCGCGGCATTCAGGAAGGCGTAATACGCACCCAGTCGGGCCGTCTGCCGGCCGCGGCGGTTGAAGTTGACCGTCAGATTCTTGGCCAGGCTGGCGGCGCGCTCCTTGCTCATGCCCTGGTCCAGCGCCACCTTGTAGGCGGCCAGGCGCACGGCGTTCTCCATCGTCTCGTTGTAGTCGGACAGCCAGTCCACCACGGCATGCGCGGCCTCGGATACCTTGCCGCGCTCCAGCGCGTTGAGCTCCTTGGTCAGCGCCTTCACCCGCTCATCCGGCGTGATGAACAGCTCGCGGTATCCGGTGGTGCCGCCTTCGTCCTGCATGTCCTCCCACAGCTTGGCCCACTGCCCCGTGCCGCGAGACTGCCCCTTGCGGCGGCTGCGCACCTCGGCATAGATGCCCTTGAGCGCCGCCGGCACATAGGCGGCCACGGCGCGCTCCTGGCCCTTCAGCGGTGTCGTGCTCAGTTGCAGGATGGCGGCCTGCACGTCACGGGCGAAGTTGATGATGCCGAAGATCGGGTTGTATTGGGTGTTGACGCTGGCCAGCCAGCGGGTGGCCTTGCCCATGATCGACTCAAAGGCGTTCAGGTCGCCCACGTCCGCGCCCTTGATCGACTGCGCCATCCGCACCGCCTTCGGGTTGCGCTCGTTGAACGTGATCGCGTGGTCCTTGCCGCCGATGCGCACCATCACCACGTTCGGCTTGTTGCGGTACGTCGGGTCCACCGTCGTGCGTACAAAGCCCGTCTCCCGGTCCACGGTTTTCATCATCGGCGGCTTGTCCACCGACCAGATCTCCGGGTCCGGGTTCTGCGCGGCCATCAGGTACAGCTTCTTGGCCACGCGGTTCTTTTCACCGCGGGTGAGCGCCGCCTCGCGCTGCATGGCAATGTGCGCCAGGATGTTCGTCACCTTCTCGTTGGAGCCGGTGCGGCGTTTCGACGCATCGCCCTTGGTGCTGAAGCCCTGCCCGATCGGGTGGCTCACGGCATCCGGATGGGCTTCGTCACGGTGCAGCGGCACATAGAACTGGTACGTGCTGCGCCAGGCGTCCAGCGTGGCCTTGTCCATCAGGCCATATTTCTCCAGCACCTCCAGCGTCTTGGCCTGCATCGCATCCACCCTGGCAGCCAGCGCCTCCAGGTGCACCTTCTGGCCGGCCGGCAGACCGCCCATGAAAGCGGCCGCCTCGGCGTCGCTCATGCCCGACAGGCTCAGGCGCTCGGCCTCGGTGCCCTTGAAGGCCTGCGCCCCGGTCCAGCGGTCGCGTTCGGCCAGCGCCTGCTCCAGCGCCTGCTCGACCGCCTTGGTGGCCGTGCCCTGCGCGCGGGCGCGTTGCAGTTGCACCTCCAGCGCCTTCACCTCGGCCAGCGCCTTGGCCTTGCCGGCCTCGATCATCTGGGCATTCGGGTTGCGCTCGGCCAGCACGCGGTTGGCCTCGGGCGCATGGCGGGCGTGCAGATAGCGCTCCAGCGTCGGCATGTCCACCCCGCGGGCGCGCATGTCGGCCAGCAGCGGCTTGAGCTCTTCGCTCAAAAAGTCCTGCGTCCGCTTGGCCAGGCGCTTGTGGTACAGCTCTTCGCCCAGGTAGGCGTCGTTCAGGTCCGTGATCGTGCCGCCCAGCTCCTTGATGTGATCGCGCAGCCGCTTCAGGTCAATGTTCTTGTCCTGGTACTCGTAGATCAGGCTCTCGATCGCGTCCGGGTTGGTCAGCTCCAGCGCCTTGGCTTTCAGCTTCTGCCAGGCGTTTGGGTTCTGCGGCGGCGTGGGCGGGGTGTTGCCCAGGGTGGAGCGGCTAAAGCGGATGTCCGGGTTCTCGGGATCGAACGTGCCGCGGTTGCCGGTGGCGCTCTTGATCTGCTCGGGGCGGAAGGCGACGATCTCCGCCGGAGCCCCGTCCAATGTCACGATCACCCCATCGTAACCGCGTTGTGCTACCGCATTGGCAAATTGCTGCGACCACGCGGGCGTCGGGTCGCCGCGAGGCACCTCAAGCCCGATCCCACGAATAGCCGCCGTGCGTTCTCGCGCGTCCACGACAAGCGGGTTTTGCAAGGAGATGTACGCCGGAACGATGTTCGATCCCTCAGTCCGCCCCGCATAAGCGCCAGCGTATTCGGGATCGGCTGCGAAGTAGATTCCTCTGCCCCACGCACCAGAATCAGTCTTTGAGCCAGCGCGTTCAGGGTCAAACGTAGTGATGTCAGCCCGCGTCCCGTGATACACCACCAGCGGGTTGCCATCGGCATCCACCACCTTGCTGTCACCAAACCAGCGGCGGAAGGCTTCGGTCTGGGTCTGGTCTTGCGGCTGGTCGGCGCCATCACGACTCATCGCCACCTTCCCACCCGGCCGCATCGCCCGCTCACCACGCTCCACCCAGCCGCGCGCGGGCAGGATGAAGTTGTTGATGATCTCGGCATCCGTCAGCGCCATGTCCTTCAGGGCCGGCACGTTCTGGCGCAACCAGGTGCGGATGGCTGCGATCGCGCGCTTGACGAATCCCAGGTTCGGCTTCGTCTGCGCCATTTCGGCCAGGACTTCCTCGGCCACCTCGCGGCGCTGCTTCAGCACCTTCAGATCTTTGCCGTACTCCTTGGCCTTCGGTCGCATCAGGTCCGGCCGTGCCACGGCGATCTGGTCCAGGATGCCGTCCAGCGCGGAGCCGAACACGGCGCGCAGCCCGTAGTGGCCCAGCGCCTCGTGAAACAGCGCTTCGGCGGCGTCGGTGACGCTCTTCAGACCATCGGCCACCAGGTACACGGTGCCGCGGTCGTAGAAGGCGCGCGGCACCCCCGTCGCGCCGGCGGCGCGCTGGCGGGCGTCCTCCTGGCGCGCGGCCTCCGGCACGCGCATGTCCTGCATGTTCGGCACCACCACCACGGTCGGCGCCTTGGTCCAGCGTGACGTGATGGTGTCGGCCACCTGGCGCACGGCGGATTCCGTCATGCCGCCGGCGCGGCCGCGGCTGGCCATCGGGGCGTCGTCAGACTTGAGATACACCTCGCGGATGAACCAGCCGCCATACTTGCGGAAGGTGTACGGGTCGATCTTCTGCGCCTCTTCCTTCAAAAGATCCGTGCGCACGATGCCGCGGATCGTCTTGCCCTTCTGGGTGACGTGCTCGATGATTTCATGGCCAGCCCGGTCCACGGTGCCAACGGCATCGGGGTTGGCCGCCTTCGGCGCACCCGGCTCGGCCTTTTTGGCGCGGGCTTCCTCGCGCTGCCTGGCGCGCTCCTGCTCGGCACGCTCGGCCTCTGCGGCCTGCTCTTGCGCGGCCGTCATGCGGCGGCCGGGCATTTCCAGCCTCTCCAGGCGGTCGAATAGCTCCCGAATGTCTGTGACATCGGTCAGGTCGATCGGCGCGCGGGCATTCGGCGCGCGCTCGCGGTCGGACTGTTTCTCCAGGATCACGATGCGCGTGGCCACCTTTGTGCCGGCACGCTCAAACGTCACCTGCGGCAGTCGGATCTCGCCCACGGTGTAAATGCCTTCGGCCGGACGGACCTCGCGGGTTCGCACGCCTGTCGGCTGCACCTCGGTCACGGCGCCCAGGGACACCATGCTCTCTCCGGGCTGCCCCTCGACCTTTACCATCAGCGCGCCATCACGCGCACGCACCACGCGACCCTCTGGCGCCCAGGCGGCGCGGGTGCGAACCGTGTCGCCGGCGTAGATCGAGCCCAGGGTCGGATGCTCCAGCAGCGGCTTGACCGGACGCTGCTCGGTGCCGTACATCCACTGCTCGTAACGCTTGTCTGCGGCCGGTCCGGTCGGGATCAGCGCGACGATGCGGCCTCCGTCGCGCAGGTGCGTAGCCGCCTTGGCCAAGTGCTCGATGGCCGTCTTGCCGCCCACCCCGAACGGCGGGTTCATCACGATCCCGTCGTACTTGTTGCTGACGTGGTGGTCCTCAAACACGCCGTCGATGATGCGGTCATCCTTCGGGCTCATCACCATCGCCAGGCGGGCGCGCAGCGCGCCGGACGGCTCGATGGCGGTGCGCTTGACCGTATCCGGCAGCCAGCGGGCAATCGCGCCATGGCCGGCGCTGGGCTCCAGTGCCTCTTCGCCGCCACGCAGGGCCAGCCACTCGGCCATCTTCAGGCCGACCGGCTCCGGCGTGGCAAAGTAGTCCGTGCCCTCCTGCGCCTTGGTCTTGCTGTTCTTCTTCTGGGTTGCCCAATAGAAGTACTTGGCGCGGTCGTAGGCCGTCAAGGCGTTGTTGGCCGCAGCGTCGCGCGCCTTGCCGCCTGTGCCCTCGCCCTCGTGCCCCGGCGGGTAGGCGTCCGATTCTTCAAACACAGCGACGAAGGCATCCTTCAGGGCGCGCGCCTGCTCGCCCATGGCCAGGTTCTCGGCTGTGCTGGCCCGGCTGGCGATCGTCGTGGCAAACGCCCAGCGCTCCCAGTTGGTGCCTGTGTTCAGGTAGCGGATGATGGCGTTGCTGACCTGGCCCGTGCGGTAGATCCGTCCCTCCTGCTGGATGGCCAGGGTCGGCGCGGTCGGCATGCCCAGGTTGATGAGCACGCGCTGATGCTTGCCCGTCGTGTCGTGGCCGCTCCATCCCTTGTTCTTGGCCGACTGCACCAGCATCACCTGCGGGCCGCTCGCGTCGTCCTGGAACTTCTTGTAGCGCGCCAGCAGGTCGGCCTTCTTCTCGTCGCCGTTGACCAGCAGAACGTCAGGGAACTCGCGCTTGAACACCTCGATCGGGCTCGGCAGCCGCCCCAGCGGGGCGTCCACCAGATCCTTGAACTTCTCGCGGAAGGTGGCCAGCGTGTCATTGAACGCCTGCTGATCGGATTGGCGCTCGCCATCGAGCGCCGGCGCGTCGGACGGCTTGATGTCGAACGGGTTGAAACCGCCGCCCTTCTTGTAGTCGTGGAACACAACGACCTTGCGGCCCAGGCGCAGGTGCTCGCGCACAATCGGCACCGATTCCGTCGCCTTGATCGCCTCCAGCAGGTAGCGTCGGCTCAGGTAGTCAAACTTCTCGTCGATGGTGTCGCGCAGCAGCCTGAAACCGCCGGTCTTGTCGGCCAGGCGCTGCTCGTCAAGCCAGGACAGCGCCTCGTCAATGCGGTTGCCGATGGCAGAATCCACCAGCACAAACTTGCGGTCGTAGTCGGCCGGCACGTCCAGCATCCGGGCCGACAGCACCCCGCGCGACTTCAACCAGGAATTGAACTGCCGCTGCATCAGGCCGGTGTCCACCTTGGACGGGGCCGGCTTAGTCAGCTTGTTGTACCGCATCGTGTACCCGAAGTGGGTCATGAAGAAGCGGTCGCGGTTGCTGCCTTGGTTGTAGCCGCGGAACTCCAGGCTCTCGTCCGACTGGCCTTCGTTGTAATCAAACAGATAGCCGTTGGCCCAGTCGATGTTGAACTCGTAGGCGAACGGCGTGGCCGACAGGAATACCGCACGGGGGCGGCTGGCGCCCTGGCGCGATTTCACGTCCTCGCGCACCGCGGTACGGGCGGCGTCCAGCTTGGCGTACAGGGCGGCCAGCTCGGCCTCCATGCGCTGGTTCTCCCGGCGCAGCGACTCCACCATGACATCCATGGTGTCGTCGCGGGACATCATGCGCAGGTTGACCTTGATCTGCTCGTCCAGGGCGGCCGCCTTCTGAATGTCCGGCCGGTTGAGCATTTCGTAGCGGGTGTGGGCGCCATCCGGGTGCAGCGACAGCGCGCGCAGCGCTGCCAGGCCTTTCGTCACATAGCCATCGGCCGACTTCATCAGCTCGTGCGCTTCGTCAGCTACGAACAGATCCCATTGGCGCGACACCAGCGCGTCGTTTTCGCCCAGGTTGGCGTAAGTCGTCACCGTGATGCCGCGGCCGGCGTCCTTGGTGTCGCGCAGCGCCGTGATCGTCAGGCCCAGCGCGCGGCCGGACTCGATCCAGTCGGATGCAATCTTGTCGTCGGGGACGACGATCAGGACATTGCCCTTGCCCTGGCGCTCGAAGCGCTTGACGATGCCGAGGCCGGTGAAGGTCTTGCCGGTGCCGGTGCCGTTGGTGAACAGCATCCCGTAGCCGTCCGGTTGCGCAAACCGGGCTTCGGCCTTGGCCACATCCTCCTGCTGGCCTGCCAGCAGATACGGCAGCGTCTGGCGGATGTTCTCCGCGTTGCCGGCAATTACCGGGATGCGGTCAGCGCGTCGCTGGGCCTGCTCGCGCTCTGCCCGCTCATCGCCGCGCGTAGCAACTGCGTCAACTTGCGTTGCTGGGATGGGGTCAGTCGATACTCCATCGACGCCAATGTCACTGCCTCGTTCACCGAAGTCAGCTCCGGTAGACACGCGCGCATGTTCGGCTGCCGGGTCTCCTCCAGGTAGGCCGAGATCGCTTCGTTCTCCACCAGCAACGGCGCCACCAGTCGATACGCCAGCACCGTCCGGTTGTCCGCGCCGGCCGCCTCGGCGGGTGCGTCCACCATCTGCGCGATTCCCCTCGGCAGATCCTCCGGCGTCATCCGGAACAGCGTCGCCCACGGCTGGCCCAGGGGCTGGCTCTTGGCGATCGCGTTCCACACGGACATCGGAACCTGGTACATCGTCATTCTCCTGCGCCGTCAGCGCGTCAAGATCGGCAGACTCCACCGTGGCGGCGTCGTCCATGCCGTCAAAGCCCGCGGCCCGTGGGTCGTATTTGACACCCATGTACCACGATTTCAAATAGGGGCGCACGCCGTCGCCCAGGTCCGCCAGCATCGCGCGGGCGTAGGCGGCGAAGGTGCGGGCGCCCTTCTCGATGTGATAGCCGGCCAGCGTGATGCCGTCCATCATCATTTCCGGGTCGAGGCCGCTGTTGAGTTGCCACAGCTTCTTGCGCAGGCGCTCACGCGCCTTGGCCGCGGCGTCCTCGGTAAAGATGGTGTTGGGAGAGACCGCCGGGCGGGTCGGCTTGGGTGCCGTCTGGCGGAACAGGTCCGCCGTCGTGTCCTGCCGCCCGTCCTGCATCTCCAGGCTGAAGGTGCCGGCGCCCGCTTCGCTCTCGCGGCGGATCTGCTCGCGCTCGTCGGCGGCCTGCGCGTTTTCGGCGCGCTCCTGCTGGGCCAGCACGTCCTCACGGGTGGGGTTGGTCAGCAGGGGTTCGGCAGGCTCGCCGCGCATCCTTGCCTGCACGCGGCGCTCCATCTCGTCAAACTGCTCGTCGGTGGCGTCCCACTCGCCATCCGGCGTCTGACCGATGCCCATTTCCTCGGCCACGGCAGCCTGCGCCTCGGTGTAGCTCTCGCGGCCCTCGGCCTTGCGCTTCAGCTCAGCCTGCGCGGCCGGCGAAAGCTGGCGCAGCTCAAACCCGCCATCGACCGCCACCACCTCATGCGTGCCGGTCAGGTCGTAACGCTCCTGGTACTGCTGCGCGCTGGTCTTGCTCTTGAAGGGCTTGCCGTTTTCCTGGCGCACCACGCGGTCGGATTGCAGCCGGCGCACCTCGGCGGCGCGCTCTTCGCTCTTCACCCAGGCGTTGTAGTCCTTGGGCAGGTTCTCGACCGGCTTTCCGCCCTGCTGCACGAACTTGACGTAGGCGGCGGCCTTGTCATCCATGGCCAAGTCGCCAAACGCGCTGGCGCCCTTGACGCCCGCGGCCTTGTAGAGCTTGGCGGCCTCGCCGCGCTCCAGCAGGTTGTTCAGGATCTGTGTCGGGAAGGTGCGGAAATCCTTGTCCAGCTTCTCGCGGTCGATGGCCGGCTGGTCGCTGGCGGCCTCTACCGGCTTTGCCTTTACACCTTCGCCCTTTGCCTTTCGCGCGGGCTTCTTGGCGTCGGCGTCCAGCGGGCTTTTGACAGGCAGGGTCAGTCTGTCGGCTTGGCCTTCAGCGCTTCCTTGCTGTCCTCCGGCGGTACCGCCTTGGCCGGCGCCATCGCCTCCTTGGCCGCCTTGATCGCCTTGGCCATCTTGCTGTCGGGCTTCAGGCGCGGCATCTTGTCCTGGTTCTGCTCCGCGATCTTCAGCAGACGCTCGCCCGCCTCGATCTGCGTCTGGCTGTTCTCCAGCCGGCCGTACTTCACCAACACGGCCCCCAGAATCGCCGCTGCCAGCGGGTTCTCCTCGGCCTTCTTCGGGTTGAGTTTGCGCATCCAGTGCTCCTTGTCCGGTGATGGTAGCCAAAATGTCGGCCGGCGACACAGGCTCGCCGCCAAACAGACCGGCGTCTGCCGAGGTGGCCATGGCCGCTCGGATGTATTCCTCCAGCTTGGCCACCACTTTGTCGCGGCCGACCGCGCGCGTGAAGTTCTGGCCATCGTAGAACACGCGCAGTATGCCCACGGTCAGCGCGTGCGGCGTCTCGCCCGTCATCAGGTCGGGCTGCGCCACCAGATCCTTGAGGCTCATGCGCTCGCGCCGGGCCTTGCGGATCAGGTTCACCGCCTGCACCAGGTTCTCGGTCACGTCCACCTGCGGGTTGATCACACCCAGTCGGGCCGAGTCGCGCATGTTGGCCCACTGCCCGGCGACGGCCTTCAGCGCCTCGCCGATGGCTTTGATGTCGGTGTCGGTGGAGTCAAACATCTCCTCCACCAGATCAACATCGCCGTAGGCGGCCTGCATCAGCGCGGCCTGGATGCGCTTGCGGCCGTCCTGCGACAGTTGCCCGTCGCCAGTCATCATCCCGGCCACGTCCTGGCCGGCGGCTTGCAGCTTGCCAATGAACGCACGCACGAAGTCGCGGTTGGCCGCGCTGGTGATCTCGCCCGGCTCGTACACGCCCAGCACGCTCGAATCCATCAGCGGCGCGTCCTGGCGGGCCAACTCGGCCGGGCTCATGCCCAGGCCCTGGCCCTGGCTCTTGGCGGCCATGTTGGCGGTGTTGGCCGCATCGGAGTAGACGCGCACCAGCATCGGATTCGGCGTGCGCGCGATCACGTCGGCCGGGATGCCGTGCATCGCCTCGTCGGCTTGCATGCCGGCCACGTACTCGCCGGCCGTGCCCATCTCATGCGCGGCACGAACACCTGCGGTGCGGCCGTTGTTCAGCGCCTTGATCGTGCCCGGCGTCGTGCTGCTGAACTCCGGGTTCTGGCGGCCATCGGCAAAGTTCGACGGGTTGACCTTCGTGGCATCCACCACGGCGTAGCGGAACGGCACACGCTGGCCGTCGCTCATCACGGCCACGTCCTGGCGGCCGAAGTTCTCCGCCGGGATGCGGCTCACGTCGTCGCCCACGGCAAACACCATCGGCGCCCCGCTGTCCGGAGTGCGGCTTGGCCCCAGGCGCATGTAATCGGGGTTGCGGGCGATGTCGCTCATCTGCACCACGGACGCAGCGCGCGAGCGGTCACGGTTTTGCAAGTCCACGCTCGGCTGCGGTTGCAGCGGCGGCAGGATGGGCTCTGCCTGCTTGGCCCGCGGCGCCTGGAAGCGCGGCAGCAGGTTCTCGATCGCCTCGCGGGCGCTGTTGTAGACCTCATGGCCGACCGGCTCCATGGCCGCATCAAAGCGGGTGATGCGCCACTTGCCCGCCTCGCTCGGGTCTTGCGTGATGCCACCGAACCCGGTGGCCGTGGGCAGCACCAGCCCATTGGCCTGCGGCTCCAGTTGCTGCACCAGTTGCGCATCCGCGTTGCGGCGCTCGCCGGCAAACTGGTGCAATTGCTCCTCACTCATGCCGGACGGCGGCTTGGCCGGGAACCGCTCCCGCCATGCCGTGACGGCGGCCACCGGATCGACAGACGGCGCGGCCGGCTGCGCCTTGGACGGCAGCGGTTGGCCGTTGCGCAGCGCGTCAAACTCCGCCTTCAGCTCGGCGTGCAGCGGTGTGCCGACCTTGACATCGGCGGGCTTGTAGCCCTTGGTGCCGATCCAGGTCCAGAAATTGGTGCGCTTGGCCGCCTCACGCTCGGGCTCTAGCCCAGCGGCTTCCACATTAGGGGCGGCAGGTTCTGCGGGTACTCCAGCAGCGGCGGCTCCATCGCCTCCCGTTGCCTTTGGCGCTTCCACTGCCGGGGCTTGCGGGGCGTCTCCTTCGGTTCCTTGCGTTGCGTCTTGCTCATCTTGCAGGGCGGTCAGCAGGTCAATCGTTTCCTGGCGCTCGGCCGGCGTCAGGTCGCGCTGCTCGGCCAGGATATCCAACTCCGCCAAGCGCGAAGTCGGATCACTGGATTGGGATGTGACAAGCGGCGCCTCTGGCGCAGCAGCGGCGGGCGGCATGTTTCCGCCTTCCGGTGTGACAGTCGGGCTGGTCCCATCATCAGTGATGGCACCATCAGCGCTTTGCCGTGCACGCAATCCTTCGAGCACACCCTTTCCTGCGCCCGTGACACCGCCGCCCTTGGCGCCCAAGATGAACTCGCCAAAGGTGCCTTCGGTTAAAGAGCGGTCCATGCCCGTGGCGTTGTTGATGCCGGCGCGTGTGGCCACGCCTTCAGCAACCTCCTGCAAACCCTCTTCAGTTGCACCCAAAGCACCCAATATGCCGGCCTTTGCGGCCATGCTTCCAAAACCACCGGCCAACCGTTCGCCAGGCTTGCCAAGGATCGCGGCGGTCGCCTGGCCACCCACATAACCCACAGGCGCAGCAAACGTGGCGGCTCGGTTTTCTGCGTCGCGGCTCAGGATGGTTCGCGCATCGGCTGCGCTGTACCCCTTGGCCTCAAGATCACGAAACACGGGTGATGCTTGTCGTAGCTGATCGTCGGTGAACTGGCTCAGGTAGTCGCCTGCCTCTTCCATGGCGGCGCCGCCAATCTGGCCGGCGACTGTTGCGCCACCCACGCGCATCTGCGTCGTGGCAGAGCGGCCACGCGTTGCAATCGCAGCGGCAATCGGTGGAGCCATGCTGCCAATCACATCAGCAGTGACTTGAGCAACACCCTCGACGGTTGGGTTCTCGCCCATCGTCCAAGTAGATGGACGCATGAGATCGCCGTCTGGGGTGGATTGACGAGCCCGTTTCTTGGCCTCATCAGAACGTGAATCGCGCAAGCGATCGCCTTGACGGCCTATCCACTGCCCACCTGATTCAATGGCCCGGCCAGCAGCAGAAATTGGGTTGAGTCGATTGGCGCGCTCGTGCCACTCCAGCGCCTTCTCAGGGGTGCCATCGGCTTCAGCCAGGCGACGGGCCTCATCCATACTGAGCCCAAAAAGTGTTTCCCCGCCTTCTTGTACCGCTCGGCCTACGGCAGTCGGTACGGCGCCAACAGCGGAAACCACTGCGCCACCCAAGCCTTTAGCCAGATCAGAGGCAATAGCCCTTGCACCGCGACTGACAGGCTGCGCTTCAGCCGCCCAGGTTCTTTCCCATGGCTTTGGACCGGCAGAAGATTCAGAAGGTGTGGACCAGTCGCGTTCCCAAGGTTTTGACATGCTCAAGCCCCGTCATTTCAACAGAGCCTGAAGGTGCCATGCTTGCCACGTTTTACGGCCGGTTGACCTGACGCCAGTTTCTCTGGTCGTTCGGATCTCCACCCCGGAACTCGTATCCATCGACCACCTGGCCACGAGCAATCGGCGCTGGAGCAGGCGATGCCGCGCGGGATTGACCGGCAGGCCGCCCCCTTACCTGGTCGCGCCAGTCCGCACCAAATACCGCCTCCATGATGGGTGCAATTCTGGCTTCATTTGGAGTGTTACCGAATGAGTCGGGCCTCATGAGATTGATGTACGTGTCGCGGGCCGACTTCGAGGGCGTACTCATAACTCTGTCAAGGGCGGTCGCCATGTCAGGGGCAAGGCCAGACTCCACCATGGCGCGGGCCAACTGAACCTGGGCAGGCGCATTCCCATCTGAGCGCGGCACCGCATCGATCACGCCAGTCCTGATGGCATTTCTTTCTGCATCGCTCAGCGTTCTACCTTGGGCTCTTGCCCTGTACTCAGCGTAGGCAACAGCAGCCTCCGACCGCGCAGAGGCATCTGCCTGAGCCTGCCGTCGATCCATCTGGCCCTGGGCGAACTGTACGCCAGCGCGGCGCTCTGCCGCCAACGCCAAGTTGTTACGGAACTGGTCCTGACTCCAGTTATATAGAGCCTTCGGATCACTGAAGCTATTGAGAGAGGCCAGCACCTGGCCCTGGTCCAGCGTGGCGGGCGGCAGTGGGCGTCCATCATCCGTGGTGCGCTCGACCACGATCTGGCCCTGCGCATTGCGGGAAATACTCGTGACCTGGGCGCCGTCTGGTGTGAACCGGTTGTAGAAGTCTTGCAGGGGCTGCAAGTTGCCGGATGCCAGCGCAGCCGCGGCCTGGCCGATCGCCTCGTTTCGCTCCGCGGTATCGCGCTGGATCTTGATCAGGCTCTGGACGTTGTACTCGCTCATGACGCGCCCAGCTGCTTCAGTTCGGCCGGCCGCCATCAGCTGCGCAGCGCGGAACTGGGTAGCCGCTAGATGATCGTCCACCGTCGCCTCTCGCCGGGTTCCATCGGGGTTCGTCAGGCGATTGGTGAACCACTCCCCAGTCTTGACGTCGATCGCACGCAACGCCTCCTTGTCCGCATCGGCTTCCAGATCAAGTCGAATCTGGCGCTCGTTGTTCTGCCGCTCCCAGCCAAAGCGCGTGGTGTCTCGCTCGTCGCGGGTGATGTCGCGCATCATCGCGGCACCACGCACCGGGTCATTGCGCGAAATGACGCCGGCCATGGCACGCTGTCGTGCGCTGTTGACCTGATCGTCACTCATCGAGCCAGCAACGCGGTTGCCCATGAACTCAGTCACGCCCTGCATGGCCACCTGGCGCGGTTGCACTGGGCCCGCCTGGCCCTCGGGCATCTGGGGAGTGACCACATACCGGTCAAAGACCTGGTTCCCCTGGCCATCATCCTTGTATTGGATGTCCACCTTGTCGCCGCGCTCGGCCGCCGCTCTCAGGTCGTTACCCTGGCCTTCGGTGAAGCCCTGGAACTCCTGCGGCTTGGCTCTGGCGATCTTGGCGATCTCAAAATCCTGCACGACCTGGTTGGTCGTGTTGTACGCCTGATTGAAGGCGGTCAAAAAATCCGCCACGGAGGAACGTCTGCGAGACATCAAGCCACCTCTTTCAATTCAATGCCCAGCAGGGCGTAGTTGACGGCCATGAAGCCGTCAGGCATTTCATAAACCGCCTCGGGGAAGCGCTCTTGTACCTCGTCGGCCATGACGCCCACATATCGGGTGCCGCCTCCGTCCACGTAGCTGAACTCGTACAGATTGAGCAGGGTCGCCTCGTCCTGGCCAATCAAAGCGATGTCCTTTTTCAGGCGACGATCCGAAGAAAAGATGCCGGTCTTGGCCAAGCCCGCGACAAAGCCACCCAGGCCGCCAAGAATCTGGCCCGTCTGGTCTTGCTGCTGCATGTTGGCGTGGAAGTTCGCTTGCTGGCCCCACATATTGGCGGCATTGCTGCCCATCTGACCTGCCATTGAACCCGCGCTTTTGCTCCCAGCCATCATGCCGGCTGCGCCATGGTTTGCCAGATTCAGGCCGCCAGCGGCAAACTGCGCTGCATTACCCGTGGTCTGCAAGCCCATGGCTGGATAGCCCGCCAGGGCATTCGTTGCGCGATCGGTCAGCGAGTAGCCTTCCATGCGAGCGGCCTCACGCGCGTTGTTGCCGGCCGCGGCCTTGGCCGATGCCGTGGCTACGTCCATGCTGTTGTTCGTGGCTGCAAAGTTCCCGCTCATGGGGTTGATGCCCATGCGAGCCATCTGACGCGCCGTGCCCGCGCGCGTGTTATCCATCTGGGTCTGCACATCGGCAATGGCGCGACCGGCCAACTGCTCTCCCCTGCCCTGCTCGTTGAAGCTCCGCGCGTCAGCGACCAGCTGATCCTGCAACCCAGTGAGAACACCGCGGCGCTCCAGCGAATAAGTGCGATCCGCTTGGGACTGATCAAATGCCGTCCGCGCAGAATCCAGGCCGAATTGCATCTGCTCCTTCTGGATCGGCTGCATTTCCCGCGTCACGGCCATGATCTCTTCGATCATGCTGTCCTGGATGCCCAGGCTCTTGATTTGCGCCTCGACCAGTCGCGGATCGGGTGCGGGAGCGCTGCTGCCTTTCCCGCCTCCATACAGGATGAACCCGCAGGCCCCCATGTAGTCGGTCAGCCAGCGATACAGCGGGTCAAAGAAGGATTTAAGCCACATAACGGCACTCCGATTTCCACATGACATAGAGAATCACGTCGCCCCCATCGGGCGCCGCGCCTTTTAGCCGGGCTTCTTCCTTGAACCCCAAATGCTCATCGAACCGTCGCGCCTCGGTGTTGCTCTCGTTGACGTAGCCCGTCAAGCGCTCCACTCCGCAGATCTCGAACGGGTACACGAAGCACGCGCGCAGGTATTCACGAACCAGCCAGCGCCGGCCGGGTTCAGCGGCCACATGAATCATCATGTTTCGACCGTTGAAGCCCTCATAAACAACGCCTGCGATCAATTCACCGTGGCGCCGCAGTCCGATGCAGCGCATGTCTTCGCCGCGAGCAAAGCCTGGAATCCGACTCTTCACAAAAGGAAGAACCGCGTCCAGATCAAATTCAAGCGCGTAGTTCGACATGGCACAGCAGGGTGCCATGCTTGCCACGCTTCACTGAAGTCGTGCGGTGATCTCGTTGAGGCGTGCAATCACCTGGGCCATTGAGGCGTCAGCCGGCAAAGGCTGCAAGCGCTCCACGTTGCGGGCTTGGCCGGTAATGGAATCCAGATTCTGCTTGATGGCATCGAAAGCGCGGTCAACGTCAGGTTGACCAGTGCGGACGGTGGGGATGGCCGCTTTCTTCATGAAGACGCCTGCGCTAATTCGGCCGTTGATTCTGCGATCGTCACCGAGTAGGTGGGTACACTGGAGTCCAGGCCGACGTTAAACACCTCAGAGCGATAGCCGGAAGGCAATCGGAACGGTGTGCTGGATGCAACGCCCTTGGTAAACACGGGCTCGCCGTCCGCGTACAGCGTGAACTGCACCTTCTTGGCGATGTCCGGCATATTGGGAATGATGAGACTCCCATTGATCTCGGTCGCCAGGAGTTCCTGACCATTCAGGTGGCCCGCGACCGCATCTGCACCAGCATCGATTAGGGACTGATTGGTCTGAGTGATGGATTCATCAATCGGTACAACGGCCTGAAAGTCTGCATGCACCTGGGCTACGGCAAAGTTCGTCGGCCGCGGCAACTGGTAGGTCATGCTGATCCAGTCCGACTCGTAGGCAAGGCCTGGGTTGGCATCCCATTGGAAAATCTGGTTGCCTTTGGTCACGTAGAGGCGACCGTCGTACTCGTTGCGGTGTAGAGCGTCGAACCAATCCTCCACCTCCACGATGCTATCGGCCTCGTTGATGTCCATGACTAGCACCCGACGAACCGCAGTCAACGTTCGGTAAGCCCCAACATACTGCCCATCGAAAAACTCGGCATCGAGTGACTGGGGGTTGAGATCCGCCCACTCCTGCTCTCGGTACAGTCGCCGGGTCAGGTTCTCCACGCGACCAGGGGCGGCCAGCCACAAGCCATCAAAGCTGGGGTACAGGCACCCACCGCCTACGTACACGACGCCGCGCTTGGACACGCAAGGGGCGTAAGTCTCCATCACTGATGGACTCATGGCTTCAGGGTCCGAGCCGGTGAACAGGATGGGGAAGGAATCGGTTAACACAATCACCGAGTTTCCAGCCGGCACAATCGCCACGCCCCGGCCACTAAAGGAGTAGCGGTTCCCCATGGGCCAGGAATACGGCATGTACGGGTCGCTGAAGCACAACTCATTGGTTGACAAGCCCACCAAGCAGCCATTGGGCAGGCTGATCAAGCAGGTGAGGTTCTTAGGTGGCGGAAGTGTGTTCAGTGTGGCCAGGGACTCGCCCAGCGCAGTGCCCGCCTTGGTGTCGGCATAAGTCGTCTGCGCGACAGGGATCTCATCAACAAACAGGAATTGCCCCGTCGATCCCGCGCTGCGGTAGATGCGCTTGGTCATCCCCGTGGTGTTCAGCGGCGCGTTGCGCGACCAGGTGCCGCCGCTGGTGTAGGTCTGGCTCGTCGCCAGAACGATGTCCACCTGGTTGCCGTTGACGGCCTGGACGCGGTGCACGCCGTTGAGCGCAGTCATACCCACCACACCAGCGATGGTGATGGTGTCGAACGGGTCGAGGCCGAAAGTCGTGTTGAGCGTGACGCGGACCAGGCCCGCAGAGGGGGTGTTGGCGGCTGCCGCAGTGATCGTGCCGGTGTTGGGTGGCGCAGTCTGAAGGTCCGACAGGTTCCACGTGCCGTTGGCGTTGCCGTTGGTCAGTGCGGACGCTGGGGACGGGCCGGATTCCTCGCCCAGTGCGGTCACGAACGTGTAGGCGTAGGCGCGGTCCTCTACCGGCGCTGCACCACCAGAAACACTGACTGTGGGCGCCTGGGTGGGGTTGGGTACGCCGAGCGCGAACCAATTTGCGGGGAAGACTGGGCCATCCGTCAGCCTCTCGTAAGTGGACATGCGCGGCTCGTGGGTATCCGCCGTGTAGAAGATGCGGCCCAGGGTATCGTTGGCCAGTGGGGAGTCCACCACATCCACGTCGTTGCTGAAGGTCAGCCAGCGGTCAACGGGCAGCCCGTTAATAAAGTGCCGGTAGCGGAACAGCGTCCTGACCGGGTTGAGTTGGACAGTCGCCTCAAGGCCCAGGCCACGCAGCGGGTCCAGACGGCCCGACGTGATCTTGCAGTTCATCGCCCGCGAAGCCTGGTTCGGCTGCAAGAGTCGATCGCTCACGCGGGGGACTTCACCCCTGAATGCCTTGATGTTGATGGCGACCATGGTGAATCAGCCACGGTAGTGCTCAGGGAATTGCCGACGCAGGCGCTCGCTGTCGTAGGCGTCTTGGCAGTGCTGTCGGTCGCGCCCGAAGGTCACGACGAAAAACAGCACATCAATTAGTGGGCGAGTCGCCACGCCAGGCCATTTGCCTGCGCTGCCGGTACGCCACGCGCGGGCGCTCATGCTCTCATCGGGGTAGCCGCCGAGGATGGTGTTACCCAACTGAGACAGTGCGATGAGGATGTTGAACAGGTAGGTCATAGCAGCGAAGCAGCAATGAACTGGGCGTCAATTTCCTCTGGTGTGGACCAGCCAAGTACCGGAGCCAGTTGCACTATCAGGGGCGCGTTGCGCTGGACAACAGCGCCATACTCCCATTCGATGCTTGCAGCGGTTTTTGTTGGCTCCGGCAGCGAGTCGATTGCTGGCTGCACTAAATCCAGCTTGCCGGTCATCAGCAGATGCAGGCGGCACTGGCGCATGGTGATCTGAAACCTTGCCCGCCATTGCGCCAAAGTTTCTTCCGGTGTTGGCTCCGCTGGGGGTGTCACCTGACCGGAGCCGAGTTCAGGCACAACCACCTCCGCCTCCTGCTCGCGCCAAAATGCGACGGGGCTGAACATCTGAATGACAGCTTCCAGTGACTCTCCAACAAACGGCAGCCGCGCACTGATGTGCATGGTTTGACGGCCGGGGCTGGAGTAAACGACCTCCATGACCCGCGCTTGCGGATCGACGCTGATGATTTCGTAGCTGTAAGGGATCATGTGATTGCTCCAAGACGGGTGCCGGTGGCGACCCATGTGATGTTTGCGTTGCCGGAGACGGCGGCGCCTGCGGAACCTCCTGGTAACCCGGGTGCGGCGCTCATGTCACTACCTCCGGAGCCACTTTGCCCCGTACCTCCGGTAGCCCCCAGTCCGCCCCCTGCTCCGCCAGCAAAACCGGTATTTCCGCCTGCGCCGGCTGCTGTAAGCGTTCCTGCACCGCCCGTTGAGGCTGCACCGCCGGTGTAGACCGTGCCACCCGCGCCTCCGCTTGAAACACCTCGACCGCCGCCGCCACCGGAACCGGATACGTTTACTAGTTGCGGTAATTCCTCGTTGGTAGCCCCAGACAGCGCACCTCCGCCGCCGCCGCCGCCGCCGCCGCCGCCAATAGTTCCGGCGTTGTTAACAGAAACACCACGTTGTGCTCTAAACGCTAAACCTCCTGCGGAGCCGGCAGAACCGCCGCTAAAGCTCCTGATGCCGACAATCGAAACGCCAGCGCCACCATTCCCACCTCTGCCGACAATAAAACCGTTGTTCACAACAGTCACGGTGTCGCCAGTGGTCCAAGAAGTGTCAACATCAAAACCGGGCGTCCCAGTCGCACTTGGAGAGCAGTAAACACCGCCGTTGATGACGAACGTGACGTCCATCAGCCCAGCCTGATACCCAGTCACCTTCGCCGTGTTGGCGACGTAGTCGGTCTGGTTGGACGCGATGGTGATGGTCTGAGCGATGCGGTTTACCGCTCCATAGAAGTTGCTGAGGCTGATCGGCCCAGACGTCGGGACGTTGTTGTTCTGCGAGGCGTTGGGCACGATACCGCCGCCACGATACAGCTGGCTCATCGAGGTCTGAGCGTTTGAGGCACGACCGAACTGCGCGTTGATCGACCGCGCCGGGTCCGTGCCGCCGATGCTGATTGGGCCAGAGGTTGCCAGTGACATATCAACGGCCCTCCAGCTTATCCACGCGAGCGGTGAGTTCTTTCACCGCCTCGATCAAAAGACCCACCATGTTCCCGTAGGCCACGGCCAGCGTCTCGCCGTTGTCTAGTACGGCTTCGGGCAGCACAGCCTGGACTTCCTGAGCCACCACGCCGGTCTGGCGCTCGCCCGTGTCGATACGCTTGTATGTGTAGCCGTTGAGCTGGTTGACCTTCGCCAGCGCGTTGCTGATCTTGGTCAGGTCGGTCTTGAGGCGGATGTCCGAGAAGGCGGTGACGTTGCCGGTGGCGGTGAAGTTTCCGGTGTCGGTGAAGGAATATCGGAGGGTGGGGGTACCTGATACGTTCGTCATCATGCGGAACGTCCAGCCCGTGTTATCGCCCCACTGCAATGTAGTCGTATTGGGCGAAATCTCATTGTTCATAAGTATGCGGGAAGCGACCCTAACGTCACCAGAAAACGTCTTGTTCCCGCCAATGATCTGATCGCCCGTGGTGTAGACACCGTTGGTGACGGTTCCGGCGTTGCCAGTCACGTCTCCCTGAACCCCACCAGACGCAACAATCTGGTTGCTGAACGTCTTGGTGCCGGCGATGGTCTGGTTGCCCGTCAACTGCACCGAGTTCGCAGCCGCCGCGATGGAGCCCTCCACGTCAGCCGCCGTGATTCGCAGGCCCACCACCGTGCCGGCACTGAAGCTCCGAGCAGTCGTGCCCTCCTGGCCGCGCAGCAGGTTTGACATGATCGCGGAGCCTGCCGTGCGGGTCCGAACGTAGATGATCTCCACTTCGCCTACGGCGTTCTGGAGCGTGATCTTGAACCAGTTGGTCGCGGCCGATACGGGGCCGGTTCCTGTATTCGCTGTGGGAAATAGGTCGGCCTTTGATGCCTCAACGGTCAACGACGTGGCTGAGTCAGTGATGCCCGACACCAGAAGCGCCCGAGCGTTGTTGGTAAACAGTTGTGGCATGTCAGTAATCCTTTACCCGCACAATGAACTCACTCTGGTCTCGCCGTCCGCCGACCGTGTCGACCGTTACGGTGACCTTGTAGCGCTGACCATCCGTGCCGCCAGAAAGCCAGACAGACACCGCCGTGGGCGCCAGTGTGAGATTATGCACTGTTAGCGAGTTGTCGGCTATATCTGTGAGGCACTCAATGGCTGCATTGACGTTGCTCAGCGTGTCGCCGGACTCCGCCAGCCAGTCGGCGTAGTTGATCGGGTAATCCTTGATCTCGACAGGCTGCTTCTCTTTTCGATCCAAAATCATGATGTAACCTCCATCGAACGGCGCTCTTCGCCGCGCTCCATCGCGCGAAATTCTTCGCCGCGCTCCATCGCGCGAAATTCCGCGCCGCGCTCCATCGCGCGAAATTCCGCGCCGCGCTCCATCGCGCGAAATTCCGCGCCGCGCTCCATCGCGCGAAATTCCGCGCCGCGCTCCATGTCCTGAGCATCGATGCGAGCGACCAGGCCCAAGCCACTCAGATCCGATGCAGATGCACCAAGCGCCTCAAGGCCGCCAGGGGCCACCGGGCGGCCGAGCAGGTCCACGCTCGATGAGCCTTGCAGGTTCACCGAAGCTGCGGCCAGCACCTGAGTGGGGGCAAACACGTTGGACGAACCCAATCCATTGACCACGGCATCCTTGCGAGCCTGGGTCTGTGTGGCAACCGTGCTGGAGCCTGCCGCTGTGGCTGCGGCCTGGGCAATGGCGCGTGCCGCAAGGCTCAAGGCCGAAGACCCCGATGAAGCGGCAGAGGAAGGGAGCACGCGGGCCACGCCGAAAGACGCTGAAGACGTGCCGGTGGGCGCCAGGCCGACCAAGCTGATGGATCGGGCTGAAATAGAGGTCGAACCAGAGCCAGCCGAGGCGTGGAGCGTTGGCAGCACGCGAGCCGCACCGATCACCAGGCTCGCCGCGCCAGAGGCCGTCATGTCTCCATCACTGAATGTCGGGACCTTGTTTTCCCCGACGATCTCGAAATGGAGAATTTCAGCGCCCAGGACTTCAATGAAGCGCTCGGGGCCTACAAACGGATACGTGGATTCGTCCACAAAGGCCGCCGTCGAGGTGCCTACTGCGTTGAGCCCTGCATCACGGATCGCTCGGGCTGATAGCGAAGTTGATGCGCCGCCTGCGATGGCGAAGTCGGTTTCAACCACCGTTGCAGGGGGGGCAGCAGCGGCGAAAAACGCGCCCGAGTCGAATGCTCCCGAGTCGAACGCGCTCATGGCTTAAAAGTCCGTTTCCAGGTACACCGAAGCGATGGAGATACCCACCACGGACGATGTGCCACCGACGCTGGTCCAAATTTGCCAGTTCAGCAGTGTTGTCGCGGCGGGCAGCTTGGTTGTGATGGTCCCGCTGAAGAACCCACCGTCGCTCAGCCGAGTGAAGCGGTATCCCACTGATGGCGTGCCGGTAGGCGCCGTGAACAGCGCCAGCTCGAACATTTCGGTGGCGTCGTCGTATGCCTTTGGGATGCCCGTGTTGATCTTCGCCACAGCGCCCGTGCCCGTGCGGTGCATGATGTGGAAGTTCTCATCCCCAGCGTCCGCGCCCACGCCGATGATGTTGGGCCAAGTCGAGCCAGCGGAGGGGTCCACATCGGTCGGTGCATTCAAGCTGCTCGACATGCCCGCGAAGAATCGCCGTGTGGCATTGGCGGCAGAGCCACGGCTGGGGCCGAAGCGGGCGATGAATGTAAAGCCGCCGAATGGCGTGGCCGCGCTCCCGATGCGGAATTGAAGTTGTCCACCGCGGACGCCCGCCACGGCCGATGTGCTCGCCGTCGTGACTGCGTACTCCAGCCGGCGCATGGCCTGATGGATGTTCGCCGTACCTACGTTGGCCGCGGTTGCCGTGCCCGTCGCGACGGGCGCCATACCAAGCTGTTGAACCGCGGGGCTGTTGCCCGGGGGGTTGAACCACGCGATCTTGTTCCGTGCCAGCCAGGGCTGGAGCGTCGAATCCAGCCCCGATGGGCCGATAAACGCGGGCATCATCCTGCCGGCAATGCGTCGCCCAAAAAGTGCCACATGATCGCTAGGCGGCACAGACGGCATCTCCACAAACGGGAAGTCCAACCGCTCATCCACCACATGCTCAGCATTCCAGTTGCTCGGCTGAACCTGGGTCGGGTCAGGACCGTCAGGCTTCGCGCTGGTGAAGGCGTGCTTGATGTTGGGCATGAGGATTACTCCTCAGTGATCGTGCTGGTGTTGCGGATGCGGGGGATCACACCGACGTTGAACACCACCGAGGGAGATAGGGCGCCGCGGTACAGGATGGTGCCTGCGCCAGAGGCCGCTGTGCCGATCGAGGCGTGCGTGGCCGTGCCAGCAGTGCCAGCCGTCATTTCCCCAAACTCGATGTTGTTCGCGGGGCTCACCGAGTTGCCAGTCACCACCCAGCCGCCCGCCGTGCGAGCCACGCCTACCCGCGCATAGCCGGTGTAGCTCACCTCACTCGTGGACTGGTTGCCACCCTCGCCAGGGTCGGCGGTGTGCAGGGCCACGAACAGCTGCGTCAGTGGCGAAGTGCCGTTCTGAGCCAGGTTGGGGATGGCTGTGCCGTTGAAGATCAGTTGCAGCAGCTGGTTTTCAAAGGTGTCGCTCTTGGACATGGTTTACTCCGTCAGTTTTTCGGGGCGACAAGCGCCGTGGATTGAAGCTGCGACCCGACGGCCGCGTTGAACATCCCCAGATAGCTCGAGGCCATCTGAGCGTTGCCACCGAATTCCACATCCTTGGAGTACGCACGAAACAGCACGTAATCCAGAAGCGCGGACTCCCAGTGATCAGGTAAGTCGATATTCCCGCTCACGCTGGAAGCCGCGAAGCCATCCACGGGCACGGGAACATCCACCGGGTAGAGCGAATAGCTCATGTCCACCTGGGCGCCAGACGCGGCAGGCGGGAAGACATCGAAGGTGCGCGGCTCACGCAAGTCATGCATGAAGTGCGCGATTTCCGTGGCGCCTGGGCGGCTACGCCAGTCGGGCGACACTGCATCGAGTTGCAGCACATCGACCTTGGTGATGCGGCGCTTGCGACCGGTGGCGTTGTTGGGGATGTCCATCAGCGCCATGGCAACGGCCGGCAACTGCTGGCGGTGGCCGGGGACCAGTGGAACGGGCGCCGTGGTGCACTTCTGATCAGGCCGCAAGCGAACGATCTCGCGCTGCCCGATATTCAGATAGCGCACCAGTTCAAACGCTGGCCAGCGAACACCATCCACATCGTGCAGGGTTTCGTGGGCAATCCTGATGATCGATTGAGCGGAAATCGGCATGTCAACACCACTTCACAGAAGCGCGGGGCACCTGGTTGGTGTGCCCGCGGTAAGCGCTCAACGAAAAGCAACCGATGGCCTCTTCAAACTTGGCCATGGACACGGCCGCCATGTCTGGTCTGGTGTAAGGGACATCCGGCGTCATCAGCACAATCGCCTTGGCGCCTTCTGCGATCGGGATCAGGTAGCGAGTCGCCAGGTAGTCGGGAATCCCGGCCGCCCGAAGCGATGGCATCAGCGACACCTGGACCTGGATCTCGTCGCCCACCGGGAAATTGCCGGTCAGCACAAAGCTGAGCATGTCGCGAGACACCAGGGTCTGGGCGTCTCCCTGATCGCGGCTCCAGTCGCGCTGCTTCTGGCGGTACGACTGCACAACCAGCGGGTTGCCATTGCGCGTAGCCCGCTCAATTCGCACCAGTTCCGTCTGGGAAGGTAGATCGAAGTCGTACTCAACGCTGGCGCCTGCTTTGGAGGTGGCCGGGTCCAACCACTCCATCCAAGCGCGCGTGCGCTGGAAGAACTCACGCGAAGCATCAATCAGCGCCTGCGTCACCAGTGGATCAGGTGCATCAGGCGCGTGCAGCTTCACGCGAGAAAACCAGAAGTCCCAGGCGGCCACTGGCTACCTCACTTCGCCTTGCGGGCGCGCTTAGGTGCAGGCGGCGTGTTGGCCTCGACAGGCAACGCATCCACTGAGGGCTCGTCATCCTCATCTTCCGACTCGTCTTCACCGTCTTCACCGTCAGACTCGTTCGACTTGACCAGATCCATGGCGCGCTCGGCATCCTCTGGGTCGGCCGGCCAAAAGTTCTGTGTGCGCAACAAGAACGCGACGGTTGCCTCGTCCGTGACATCGGCAGTCAACTCGCCATCTTCACCAGGGGTGAATACATAAGTGACACCATCGAGCCCCTGGGCGCGAACCGTGCCATCGCGGCGCGGCTTGATCGAGGTTTGCAGCTTCATGCTCTACTCCAAAAAATAAGGGCGGCAGTTTCCCGCCGCCCTTCAAGGGTGTTTTTGAACACCCAGGAGACAACGGATTACGCTCAGGCGGCGCGCAGATGCAGCGTCAGGCCCACCGAGCCGGTTGCCTTGGTGGCAGAGGCTGCGGTGAACTTCACGCCGATGCGGCGGTCCTCCTGGCTGGCGGCCAGGCGAAGCATCGGGGTCGTGACCAGGTGCACGGCAGTGCCGTCGCGGCTGGCTGTGATGTTGGAAACCAGGACCGTGGCCAGATCGGTATCGGCCGCGTTCATGATGCCCACCTGAGCCGTGATCGTCGGGCTGGCGTTGGTGTCCAGGTCGTCCGAGTCGTAGGTGATGCCCACCAGTTCGCAACCAGCCGGAAGGATGGTCACGGAGCCTGCATCGTTGGCGTCCAGGTCGCTGGCGACCAGCGCGATCGCGTCACGCTGGGCAACCACTTCACCGCCAGCCGGGAACAAGGTCGGCTTGCGACCAGTCAGGCGGTCATTGGAATTTGCAAAAGGCATGTCAGTTCTCCTGATTCATTGGCCAAAGATCAGCGCGAGGCTGCGGCGGTGTCCAGGGAGAACACGCCGAAGTCCTGCGGGCCTGCGGGGGTGGTGAACGTCACCTTCTTGATACCGAAGATGGACGATGTGGAGATCACCACCTTGTCGCCGTTGTCACGGGTTTCCTCGTGCCAATCGAAGCGCAGGTTGGTGCCCGGCGAACCGAAGGCGACCACGGCAGCCTGGGAGCCCATGAACAGGGCGCGTGCAGCTTCCACAGTGCCGGCACCGGCGTTGTTGAAGCGGATCACGTTGCGGTGGCTGTGCAGGATCACGCCGCGGTACATGCCCAGCGAGCCCTTGAACAGCGGGTTGTTGCGACCCTCGGCACCGGCAGCGGCCTTCTGGATGTCCAGCCACTGGCCCGTCTGGGTGTTGCTGCGCAGGTCGTCTTCCTGGAACGTGTGCATCACGCACACGAAGGTTTCGTTGCCGTCGATCTTGCAGGGCTGAAGCACTGGAATATCGGTGGCACCGCCGCCCTGGCTGTCGGCCTTGGTCTTGGCGCGGTCGATCAGGCGCAGATCGAAACGGTCAGCGCTGTCCAGGTTGTTGAACTGAGTGGCATCGCCGCCATACAGGGTATGAGCAGCATCAGGCGTTACCAGGCCGTTGTTCGCGCGGCCGGTGTAGTTCTGCGGCAGCAGGAAGTTGGCATTGACGCCACGGGCACCAGACAGGTAGATGAACAGCAGTTCATCCATCAGGCGGGCCCACCAGCTGGATTGCTGGCGCTTGGCCTTCTCGCGCAGATCGTGCAGGGTGCGCTTGCGCGTCATCCGGCCGCCCGTGTTCACGCCACAACGAGCCTGATCGATGTAGATCTGGTCGGTGTAGAACCTCTGGCCTTCTTCCTTGCCCTCCAGGATGTCCTCGCCCTCGACGGGGGCCATCTTGAGCTCAGCCAGCAGGTCGTAGCTGATCTGCTCTCCAGCGTCCGATTCCAGATCGGTAAGAATCTGGATGGGCACTTCAGCCTCGGCGCCGCGCTTCATGAAGCGCTGATTGAAATAGGATTTTTGGCTTGTGTCGTAAGCAAGAAGGCCTGCCCACTTTTTCACTGCCTTGGCGTCGTTAACGCCCACAATAGTCCTGGCTATGATGGTTCTCCTTTGGGCACTGTTGCCCGAAAGAGCACCTCCTGCGCTCAGTTACACAAAGCGGTCGATCTTTCGACCTGTTGGGCATGATTTCATGCTTGCCACGAAATCTGCCATGCTTGCCACGAAGCTATTGAACCAATGGCAAAAAGTTTCTGCGGCCGAGATCGCCGTGCACATCAAGGCTGGCCATGTCGTACGCAAACGCCGCTTGTAGCGCTCAACCAAACTCACATCCGTCATCGACAAGAATGGAGTTACCGCAGGCCAGTGTGATCTGTTGCATATTGACATTCCTCGCCTTTTTCAGACTCTCTGCGGATCTTCACATCAAGGGGAGCAGCGATACGCACACGGGTGATGCGCCCGCTCTTTTCCAGAAAATGGATCTTGATGTTGTGCCCCAGGGTGACGACATCACCCTGGCGCATATCCATCACCAGGCCAGACAGTCTGGTGGCTTTCGTCATCAGCGACCCCGCAGAAACTTCTCGCGCTGACTGGGTGACATGCGCGCAATGGCGTCCTCGTACTCCATGCCTTCCAGCGCCTCGATGTCGGCAAACTCGCTGCCCACATCACCAGGGCCGTCAGAGCCTGGCACCTGGGCGAGCGTCTTGGGCGCCGCATCCACCGGGGGCTTGCGCTTGGCGATCGCCTCGGCCACCGTTTCCTTCTTGGGCACGGGCGCCACGCCATGCAGGGCCAGCACGCGCTTGTGCGCTTCTTGCAAGAACCACTCCATGGACTTGTCGGCGTTTTCCGACTTGTTCGCCAGCAGCTTGACGAACTGGTCGAGGTCGGCCTGCTTGTCGGTGTCTTGGCGGTAATCGATGCCGCCCTGCTCGGGCTTGGCAAAGTCGTTGAGCGCTTTGTTGACCGCGTTCTGCCACTGCTGGGCGGCCGACTGCTGGTTCATTTCCTGGCTGATCTCAGCCTTGGCGCGAAGCACCAGCAACTGCTCGCGCTGCTCGGCCAGTTCCGCCAGGCCGGCGTCACGCTCATCGATGTCGATCTCGCCATCCTTGAACCGCTGGCGCAACTCGGCGTCACGGTCCTTCAGGGATTTGATCTGGTCGTCGTAGTCGCTGGGCAGCTTGGCCTCGTAGCGCGGGGCGGCAGGCTCGGGCTGGACTGCCGGGGGATCGGCTGGCTTTTCGGCCTCGGGCTCCGCGGCGGTCTTTCCTTCAGCGGGCGGGGCCTCTTCGTCACCCTCTTCCTCGTCATTGTCCGAATCATCGGCGTCAGAATCATCGTCGGCATCGCCGGCAATCTTCTTCAGCGCCTCCAGATCGGCCTCGCTGTGTTCGGAGCCTTCGATGGCTTCGCGTTCTTCGGGGGTCAGGGTTGCCAGTGCGTCGGCGTCGAGCGTACTCATGCGCGCTTCTCCTAGTTGGTTGAGGGAACAGGGGGGGGGAATCAGTCGTCGGTGGCCACGGTTGCGGCCTCCATCATCTTTTTCTTGGCGTAGGCTTTGGCCTTCTCGTGCCGCTTCGGGTCGGCCTTGATCTTCTCGGCCTCCATCAGCGTGTGACAGTCGCGTTCGCACATCCACTCTTCATCGGGTTTGATTGCGACGGCTTTTAAGCGTTTGGTGGCCATGGGGTACTCCAGAAAAGGAAGTCAATGAGCGTCGGTGACGATGCCATGCTTGCCACGCGCCGCGTCATACGCGGCGTAGCACTGCATCAGCGCGGCTCGGATGGTGTCGGCTCGCTCGGCTTCGTCAATGAGTCGTCCAGCAGCTCCTGAAGCCTGGTCACGAATGATGGCTCCAACACTTCCGGGGGCAAACGGTCGAGCGGCGGCAGCTGAGGCAGTGAGGGAGTAATCACCGGCAGCGATGGGGGCGTCCGTGTAGACGCGCAGCCGGTCACGAAGACTGTCAGCAGCAAGACGGGCAGCAGCAACTTGGGCATCTCTTTCTCTCCTGGCTTGGGCGGCCTGCGCTTGCAGTCGCTGTTCGGTGGCGCGAAACTGGGCTTCCAGCTGGGCGTAAGACTCGCTGGCTTGGGCGTAGGCGTTGGCGAACTCCTGGCGATCCATGCTCAACTCAAGGACAGCGCGGGCCAGCCTGCGCTCCAGGCCAGCGTTTTCCCACTTGAGGTGGATTGACACCAACACAAGCACAGCCGAAAGGGCGATCCCGATGGCGGCTGGCAGTCGGTTAAGCAACATCGTCAGCATGCCCGCCTCTGATCTTCTGAACGGTGTTGCCCGCGATGTAGGCCCCGACCGTGGCGATGATCACGGTGGCATAGACGGCATCCCCAACCTTGCCGGCCAGCACCAGCACAGCGGTGATCAGGTTGGTGGACAGCGCCAGCAGGAAGCGGCGGCCACCGGCCGACTCGATGGCCTGGCGGATCATGCGATCTCCACGCGGTTGAGAATCCAGCCGTACACGAAGCGCTCGTCCTTCTGGCGGCGCTGCGACAGGTCCACGTAGAAGTGGCCTTGCAGGGCGTTGAGGGCACGCAGCATGACGAGCTCCCCCTGCATCCTGGCGCGGCGAGTCATGTACTCACGAAAGGCGGCCAGGGTCATGGGGCCGATACGTCCATCGACCGCGATGTCCCGATACCAGGTGCCTTCCTGATTGAAGGCATTGAGGCTGGTCTGGAACCACTGGGCCGCGCGGCCGGTGCCCACGTTCACCCCGGAGTCGAATAGCTCAAGGGCGATTTGCGGGCTGACGGCGGCCACGTCATCCAGGCGCATGGAGTCCCAGAAACGGGCCTTGTAGATTTCTGCGGCCTGCTGGCGGGTCATGTCCCGCATGGGGCCGGTGTAGCCGAAGGCTCTGGCAACGGCGACCGTGATGCCCCAGTTGGTTTCGCCGCCGCTGTCCTTGGGATCGTTGACGTAGCCGCCCTCGATCTTGATGACCTTGTTGACGAACTCATAGAACTTACTCATTGACGGACTCCTTCTTTAATGGCGCTCCATATCAGGAACAGCAGGTAGCCAGCGGCCACCCACAGGCCTGATGTGAGGAACTTGGACAGCACTTCGCCCTTGATGCGGGACCAGGCATCGGCATCGCGAATGCTCTTCTCGTGGTACATGCGGTGCCCGTGCGGGTCGCCCTCGGGGAATGCATCAGTGATCAGCTTGTGAAGCTGCGCAAACTTGGTGTCCATGTGAAGCATCAGCTTTTGCTCGGTATTATCCATGCGTCGCCCCACCTCTTCCTCGATCATCAAAGCGATCTGAGCCTCGCTGATGTCGGTGACAAAGATTCCGCGGCGGCGCTCAGGCCCTGTGTAATCGCGATCGTGGGTCATGCGTTGTTGCTTTCTTGCTTGGGTTCCAGTTGCTGCATCAGCCGGTCAAGGCGTTGCTGGAGGGCTTCGATCTTCTTGTCGCTGGCGGCCTGAATCTCAGCCACGCGCACCTTGGCGTCGGCGTCGATACGGGCGGCCTCGAGGCGGGCATCGGCGTCCGTGCGGATCTTCATGGTCTGGTTGGCCAGTTCAGATTGCACTTTACGCAGGGCTTCAGACAGGCGCTCGATTTCCTGGCTGGCCTGCTGGCGGACCTGCATCACTGCGCTCTGCACTTCGGCCTGAGCTTGCTGGGCGGCCTGGCCACCGTCGCTGCCAGCCATGGCGGCCTGCGCCTCGGCCTCGAGCTTGGCGGCCTTGGCGTTGAGTTCGCGGATCTTGGCTTGCTGCTCTTCCAGGGCTTGCATGGCCTGCTGGCGCTGCATCTGAAGGGCCTCGGCCTGGGCCTGCATCTGCTGCTGCATTTGCGCGGCCTCTTCCGGCGTCATCGGCTTGTTCGGGTCGCGCTCGCCCGTCAGCTTGCGGATCTGGTCGGCCACCTCGTCCTTGTTCGGCAGGTCCGAGAAGTCCATGGCGATCGTCATCAGCCGCAGCGACACCTCGGGCGGCAGGCGTGTGGCCAGCTGGTTGAGCGCGGCGAACATCACCTGACGCATCGTCCCGGCGTAGTCCGCCTCGCTCACGATGAAATCGGCCTGGCTGGCCGTGATGTCGTTGATGAAGCGCACCGAGCCGTCCGCCTGGAGCTCTGGCTGGTTGATCTTCACCCAGTCGATCGCGCCCCGGGCGCCCGTCAGGCGCACGACCTTTTCCTCGGTGTAGAACTGCTCGACCAGGGAAAGCTGCTTCTCGCCATGGATCTGCACCGCCAGGCGCAGGTTGTCGAACGGCTCCGTGGTGACGACCGAACCCTGAAGCTGGCGGGCCTTGATCGCCTCGCCCGAGACGGCATTGGTCTGCCGGCCCAGGTTCTCCTGACTCACGCCGGCCGACTTCTGGATGCTCTGCGCGTCCAGCGTCATCATCTGGATCTGGCCGGTGGCCGCGTCCGTGTCGCGCCGGATCAACAGCTCCTTGCCCTGCTTCTTGATGATGAGCCCGTCCGGCCGGTCCGCCTCGTCGCGCAGCAGGTTCCAGTCGTCGGTCGCGCCCTCGTCGGCGATGATCTGGTTGGTGTTCAGCAGGAACAGCGCCTTGCTGGCGCGCTTGTTCAGATCCTGCTGGATGTCGCGCACCCGGCGGATCACGCCGTAGGGCATGCGATCGCGGCCGCGGCGGTAGCACCACACCGGCGTGAGCGTGAAGCGGTTGTGCCGGAACACGCTCGGCCCCATCGACAGCATGTGGCTCTCGGTGAACACGGCCATGTGCACCCGCATGACCACCTTGTCGATGATCGAGCCGCCCGACTGCGCCAGCGCCTGCATCAGCGCCTGGTCGCGCTCGTTGAAGAACGTCCCCTTCAGCGGGCCGGAGGCGATGATCTTGGCCTTGGCCGGCTTGCGGTACTGCGCCTCGAT